GAGCCAGTAAGACTAATGTTATTTGCACGAATTGCTGCATTGGCCGGAATGTTAGCCTGCGGATCATCAGTGAGGAGTCCAGCTGGTCCTAGTGGAATCGCAACAGTTGTGCCAACGTAGCCCACAGCTTAGCTCCCTTGGTAAGTGTACCTGCGCTGCTCACCAGTCCTGCGCGGAATGAGTCTGCCGTAGCTAGAGCCAGCAAGACTTAAGCTCTTGCGATTATGCGCAATGAGTGCCTGAAGCTTGCGCTGAGCTAGCTGGAATTCAGTCTCGGCGCGATTATCGTTTTTGTCTTTCATGAGGTAGTAGCTAGCACCGTAAACAAGCAGCTCTCGAAAACCAATTGGCAGAAGTGGAATGCTGTCTTGGCTGTCCGTTAGGTCCGGCACCACCGGAATATACGGCACTTCGACTCGCATAGCTTCAAGCGGAAAGCTATTAAAGCGCACAGTAATGCGGCCATCAGTATCTTGCGCAATCACGCAAAACTTATCCGGCACTCCAGCTTGCAGAAGCATGCGCGGAAACTTTCTGCTCATTGTGTTTGCGTCGATCTCGTAGATTTGTCCGCGCTCAGCTTGGCCTAGCACAGAAATATTATCACGGTAGCACACGAGCGGACCAACTAGGCGAGTAACCGGAATCGCTAGCTGATAGTCTGTGCGGACTACACGAAAGCTTGCGCTCGTAGTGCTAGCTCCAAGCCACTCCTGATCTAGCGTAAGTGTTGGCTGTCCTGCTATGTGCGCAGTGATACGGTACCACTCAGGAAAGCCGTCTACGCTTAGAAAATAGCCCTCTAGAGAATAGCTAGGCGGGTTTGAGAGCACTGCTGTTGCATTGCCTTTAGCAAGCACAACTGAGCCCTCTGCAAAAGGCTCAACTAGCTTAAGCAGCTGCGGTTCTGTGGCCTGCGCCCAAATCCAAGGCTCACCACAGTCCACATCGAATTCGTTTCCGCCAGCAATGATACTACGGTAGACGCTATTCAGGTACTGGAGAGCATTCGGCTCGTAGGTGGAAGTGCCGTTAGTGACTTCACCACAGCGATGCAGGACTGCGTCCACTAGGTCTGCAGTAGTTCGCCAGTTAGCCATTAGCCACCCACCTGATAACAGACTTCAACACTGTTAAGCGCATTAGCGTCAGCAAAAAACGCCTGGACTACTTCTTCTGCGTCCAGCATGACTGGCCGATCAATAAAGTCCACAAGCAAAGTGGCTTTGCCAGGTACCTGCCTGTAGGCCCAAAGACGAGACACTGCAGCTTGGCTAGCTCTAACGTCCTGGCTAGGAGCTGTGCCTGCAGTGACGCGAATACAGTAGCCAGGATTGCTAAGCGAAAAATCATCTACGAGTGTGCCAGAGCCAGGCATCCAATCTGGCGGCGGAGCAAAGGCAATGCCTAGACTACCTGCTTGATCGTACTTGGGCTCATTTCGCAAAGTGAGTGCTGCCCAGCTAGAGCCGTTCCAATATTCGTAGACGTAAGCTGGTGAGCCAGCTTCAGCTTGCGAAAGCGTAAGACTCACAAGACTAAAGCGATCTCTTGCCTGCACCAAAAAACCATCATCGTTAGCAGTAGTAAAAAGCGTGATTGCTTGCCCAGCTTGGATAGTTTCTGTCTCGTCTTGTGCTGTGCCGCTAGCAAGTGTCCAGAGTTTCCAGGCTTGCTTTGCGTAGCGCACTCCAAGGCCCACATCTGTTGCCCTCTCTCCTGCATTGTACGCGCTTACTGAATGCACAACTAGCTGCTTGTTTGCAGCAGGCGAAGCAAGAACCACATCTTGCGCAACTGTCGGAAATGCTGTCTCGTGAATTTGAATATTCTGGCTAATCATGAAAAGGCCCCTCATCCATGAGGGCAAGCGCTATGTTTTCTGCTAGCGCCCGACCTTTTCACAGTATAGGACAAGCGCCTTATCGCCAGTAGCTCCACCAGCGATGTAGACTTGCCGAAGATCAATAGCGCTGCCCGAAAGTGGCAGCTCAAGCTTGTCGAACGTAGTTGCGTCAAGCTTAATGCCAGAATCCGCATCTACGCCTTGAGTGCCAACGTAAACCGTACCTGTGTGCGCTTGCACAATCACGCCAACGACGCTGCCGGTCTGCGTGTCAGAAGAACCAAACACAGGCACAGCAGCGCCATTAGCTCCAGTTGTGACTAGCTTACTTTTTAGTGTGACCATCTGCTTTCTTCTCAGGCTGCTTTACTAGCTCGCCAGCAGCATTGTACCAGTAGCCAGAGTCCACTGGACGCTCAAAGAGTTGAGCACCTTTTTCAATTACAAGCCGATAGGGCTGCTTACGCACCAAGCGGCCCTTCGCATTGCGAATATGAACTCTCAAATCAAACTGCTCTGTCATGCTCTAGCCTCTCTCACGCATTAAGCGCTAACAATCATATTTGTGTTGTTTTCGGCAACTTCCGGCATTTCATCGCAAATAAAGCCGAAGACACCTTTGCCAGTGATAGAGATGCCAAGAGCATCTAAGGAGATCCTCATGCTTTGACCAATTTGGAACTCAATCGGTTCAATATCCAAGTAAATTGTCTTGCCTGGAGTTATGCCGTTCGGAATCACAAGCGTATCAATTACGACTTGGTTAGTTGCCGATTTCGGAATCGGGCGCTTGGTGAAAGTTACAGTCGGCGACCCAGATGGGGCAACAACTGCCTCATCAGTGACCGTAAACATGAGCCGCTTAACTTTGCACGGCTTCATGCAGATCAGTTCTCCGTAATCGCCATTTAGCGAAGGATTATTAAGATCTATAATATCAAGAAGATCTGCGCCGTTGGGCGTGAAAAACGCTAAATAGTTTGCAGAAGTTTGAGTGTATGCCATGAGTCTGACTCCTTACGCTTAAGCGCTAGTAACGTGAACCACGCGAGCCTCACCAGGGTTCGCAGAGTCACCCCAAATCTGGTCAAATGCAAGAATGCCGTACCAAGCGACTGATTTTTGGCGCCCAAAGTCTTGCGGCATTGCTGCACGAAGCTCGGGGTCTTCTGCAACTGCCATGCAGACTGCGTCCTCACCAAAGATAACTGCCTCGCCAAGTACTGCTCCTGTGCCAAGCGCACCAGAGAGAGCCTGGGTGTTGTTGATCTCAACAAAACGAATGTTTTCAATTCGGCCAATCTCGGAGTTGTACTTCGATTGCGGGTCAGTGTACTTGTGCCAAGTTTCCCATGCCGGATCAGAAACAATGCCGCGCTTGCCCTTAGTGGAAATCAAGCACATGTAGTCGCCGTTTTCGTAGGGAGCAACGTGCAGAGTTGAGAACATGTAATCGCGAATCTGTTCAATATGGTAAACGTTCAAGTTAGAGGTAGCCGATGCAGACGGAGTTCCGTCAGTATCGATAGTCAGCTGGGTAGCTCCAGTCGGAATTGCTTTGATCATGCCTGACTTGAAAGCTTCAGCGGCCATTTTATCGAGCGTAAGGGCCATCTGATTGCGAAGCTGCTTCTGGACAATGTTATCCATGTCGAACTTGCCCAAGTCTTGGCTCAAGCTAGTGTAGGGCACTGCACGGCCAATCTCTCGCACAGTCACAGTTTGCGTGCTGAGCGAAATTTCATCTTCCGGAATGCGATCGTTTTCGGCCAGCACTGCGCTAGAAGGAACGTCGATGTTCGAGACACGAGTGATTGTAATCGATTCGCCTTTCTTCTTGCCGTAACCAGGCTCAGGCTTCACAAACTGCATAAATTTGGTTTCGGCAATAGCAGCGACTCGAAGTTGCGAACTCAGGGTATGGTTTTTGTAGGTGCCAGTAGGCGCATCAAATGTCCAAGTTTGCACAATAAACTCCTTCCTAGAGCTCTTTTGAGGCTAGCAAAAAAAGCTCTTGCGCGATAGCCGTCCTAGCACACGCGCAAGGCACAGCTAGCCCTATTTACGTCTTCTAAGCATATTCACTTGCGCAACAAAATCCAGAAGCTTCTCTGTAGTAGCAGAAGCTTGCGGAGTTGTAGCTGCACCAGTGCCGCTAGCGAGAGTAACAGGCTTTGTTTGTAGCTCTTGTTTAGGCAAGCTCGCCTCACGAGCGATGCGCAGCTGTTTGCGCGCAAGTTCTGCAAGCTCTTCTAGCGCCTTGTTTGCTGGCTTGTCTTTGAGTGTGTCCCAGTTCTTTTGCAGCAGGTACTCCACATAATCGCGAGATTCGGCAAGATCAGGATTCTGTTCATAGAATGCATTCCAGGTCGCTTCACGCTGTTGCTGCTGGCGAATTTGTGCCTGCTGCTCAGCCACAAGCTTGTTGTAGGCGGCCCAGATTTCATCTTGAATGCCTTTACGCAGAATCTCGATAGCTGCTTTAGGGTCCTCAAAAAGCTTCTCTTCAGCTTCTTCAACGTAGGTCTTCTTTGGCTGCTCGGGCTCTTGCTGCTTCTGAGCAGCTTTAACGCCCTCTGCGAATGCTTGTTCTTCGATTTGAGCAAGAGCAAGCTGCTCGGCATAGGCCATAGCTTCATCTATGCTAGAGAATTCCTTGCCAGCAATTTTAATGGGTTTAGGCGGCGGATCCGTATCCGGGTCCTCAACTTTCACAATTGGCGCTTTCTCGTCTACTGGCTCAGTGCCAGTGGGCAGAATATCCAGCGCTTCAGTGCCCTGAATAACTTTTGTTTCTCGTGCATTGTCTGGGTTTTCTTCAGCACTTTTGCTAGAAAGCACTTGCTTCACTTCGTTTACGAAAGCTGATTCGGACATCCTTGCTCCTTGGACTGCGACTGGTTAGGTGTTTCTGTATTCGTTTAGCAAAGTTGCTGCATGATCCCCACGTCTTGCGATTGCCTCAAGCTCTAGCGCAAGATCTCTGCAAGCGGTCAGGTAGGCCACCTTAGCTAAATCCACCGTGCCCTTGGCCTTGAATTCCGCACAGAGAGCAGCAATTGCAGCTTCAGAGTTTTTCTGCAGCAGAGGAAAAATAATTTGCTCATTAAGATGCACAAGACGCGAGTTTGCTACCTGCTGGCGAAGTTTGGCTTCTTTTTCATCCATAGCTAGAAGTCAAGAGAGCCACCGACTGCGCTGTCAAGCAGCACATGCTACAAGTCTAGCCAGTTGCTGGAGTTGCTCTGCTCGCTGGAAAATCTGGCTGCGGAATGCTTGCCATGCTCAAGTCAGATTGATTTCCAGCGGCTCCTGCTTGCGGAATCTGAGACTGCATGTCTGGTGCTTGGCTAGGAATAATTGGCAAAGGTTGCGTCTGCGGCTCAATTTCCTGGTCAGCTTCGATTTTCGCAGTGTTAATGTCTAGCGACTTCATGATTTCGCCAAGCAGTTTCGAGAAGTCGTACTTGCGAGCGAACTCTTCCATGAGGATCGGTGCGCTTGCAATTGTCTGAAGCATCGCCTGAAGCTTTGTAAAGTCTTGCTGTTTGTTGAGCTGGGCACTAATGCCAAAAACTTCAAAGCGGCAGCCTTGGACTGTTTCAGCAAAAAGCTCCTCTGGTCCCATCGCTTGAATCTCGCGTGCTCTGCGCTCGCCAATCACAGCAGCTAGCTCGTCAAAATCCATTTCATGAATGTGCTGAGCTATTGTCGCCCAAGACTTCTGGAGAATCGGCACAATCCAGTGCCTCTCCACATGCTTAACAAAGCCAGAGTACATGCCTGTGATAGCTTGGCTAGACTCAACGATTTCAGTGGCCTTCACTTGCCTAAAGGGCTGCACACCCATGCGGAAATCATTCGTGATAGCCGCAGTGTTGAACTCTTGGTTAAGCAAGTTAAAGACAAGAATGCCATCTTGCGGAATAGTGCTCGTGTCCACACGCTCAAGCACTTTTGCTCCGGGCGGACAAGCTGCAGTCACTCGCAGAGTCTCACCAGGCGCAATACCGTCCTGCACTTGGCTTGGATCTTCAAGCCAGTGCTCGTAAAGCTGCTTGATTCCGTGCACAGCCATCATGCCGCCATCGAGAATCAAGTTAAACATTTCGTTCTGGGCGATATTGAGCATGGTCGGTGCATCCATGAGTGCTTTTCCCCAGACTGACCCATGCACAGTAATCACGGGGCAAGCGACAAAGGGATGCTCTCCATGCCAGAGCGGATTCTCGGTAGGCTTCTGCACCACGTAGCGATCATTAGCGATAGTAGCGACACAATTCTCGTAAATTAGCTCGCCGGTCTCGTCTATGAAGTTTCCCCAGATTTCTGTAAGCTTAATCATGTTTCGATTGCCTGGGTTTGTCGGATTCTGGCCAGTCTCTCGCGAGCGGCCAAATTCACGCGAGGGAGTTTCCTGCGAGCCTGTGCCTTTTAGCTTCTCTAGCACCTTCTTGTCGTAGACCGCATTAGGCCCTTGAGCCATCTGCATGGCTTCATACCAATCAAGCCACACATCCTGCATGTAATAGAGTCCGCGTCCTTGCGGATCAGGTAAGAAGTCTTCCTGGCGAATTAGATCAATTCGCAGCTCCCACTTCTTGTCTGTGATTTTAACGAGTTTCTTCTGATAGCTACCGTTCTTCGATCGACCTTCGACTTTGTAGCGATACTTAGGACAATAGCGACCATGCACCTTGGCAATCATGAGCGAGCCAAGCAGTCCAAGCTTTACTGCATCTCCCACTCGCATCATAAACTGCGCCTTCTCTAGCGAGCGAGCTAGAATCTTTTCCACTTCGCTAGGCTTCACACGCATAGCGTCTTCATTAACTCCAGGAGCAGCGTAGACGCGAAACCAATCGCCCATGTCCACGAGCCCTTGCTGCATGAAGTTTGCAATCTGCTCTACGGCCATTGCCTGCTTGGGCAAAAACTCGCGAGATTGGCCTTTGCGCTTATCGCTGTAGTCCTGCCGCATATTGTAGATGTCAAAATTGATGCGGTTCTGTTCAAGGCGCGATCTGCGAGCCTGGTCAGCTTCCTTGCGATAAGCCTCGTAGATACAAATTAATTGCGATTCATCCAGCATAGCCATAGCGATTATCTCCATTGGTTATCGTATAGCTTGGGCGAGGAATTGCACGCTTAGCTGCTGCTGTAACATCTCTGATTCCACCACAAAGATACTGAAGTGCATCATGCGGGTGCGAGAAAGAGTCTTTGATTGGGCGCAGCTTATTGGGCTCAATATCGGTGCCTCTTTCAGAGAAGCGATAACCACCTTCAAAGCCCTTAACAAGGATAGGACACTTGGGTGCATAGATCTGGAATGCTGGGCCGCGAGGAGTAAGCTTCTGCAAAAACTCTACGACTGCTTTCCTGCGAGCTTCCCAAGCAATTGGTCCTGGACGCGGAATAAAGCCTCTGCCATCTGGACCAGCAAGCGCTTGTGCGCAAGTAGACTCATCAGTTTGCGATTTCTGCAGTCCTGCTGGATCAATGAAGCAGAGCCAATTCCTGCGCAAATCCGAGAATGCCGGGTAGTGCAGCCTGATGTGGTTTGCGACTTTCTCGTAAAAGCGAGTCGCGCCCATGTTGACTTCGACTATCTCCTCGAAAATCACAAGCTGATCTTCTTGCATCTGTCCGATCACAGCTGCAGGTGTGAGTCCAAAATCGAAGCCAATAAGCATAGGAAGTCCAGGCACTGGTTCAGGACGTTCCTGGATTACGTGCAGGCGAGAGAATTCTGGATAAACTGGCAAGCCTTCAAAAGTATCCCAGTGCAGCTCATACTCTCGCAGATATTCCATATAGGGCATTGAGTTCTTAATTGACTCTCTGTACTCAGGACTGCGCTTAAGGGGATCCGCCGTATAGTGCAGCTCGAAGACTGCAAAACGGTTCTTTTTGTTGTGCCAGAGCCGCACTCCAGGCATGGGTCGAATCGCATCAGGCTGATACTCTTCGACTTGAATATCTCCAGGCTGGTCAATGGCATCAAAACAGAGCTTTTTGAAGAATCCTGGGCCAGGCGAGGAGACAAGAGTCATGCGCCCGCCACCGTCGATAGTAGGGAAGCTAGCGGCATAAAACTGCTGAGCTTGCTCCCAGAAAGCAGACTCATCGCCGAATATGCCAGAGAACGTAAACTGGCGAAGTTGGTCTGCTCCTTGCGGAAAGCCCTGAATCCTAGACTGAATGCTAGGGAATTCTAGTAAGCAAAACTTTTCCCGATACTTCGGCACAAGCTCACGCGGAATCTTATCTGGCGGCAAGTGGTCGATGATGAACTTGGCTCGTGAAACTAGCTCGTTAGCATCGTCTTCTTTCTTCGAGACAAACGCATTGAAGCGGCCATCAAAAAAAAGCGTGTCCCAGACATAGAGGCCAATAGTGTACCAGCTCATTGTCATCCGGCGAGATTTGGGCACAGCAAGTAGCGGATAGCGACTCCAGATTTCCGCATAAAGCTTGCCGTAATCACGCACAGGAAGCGTCTTTATTGGGTTGGCCTTATTGACTTGATCAAGCGAGTACACGCACTCAGTCAGAAAGGCCCAGGGATTATGCTTGTAGTAGTTCCAACGTTCGATTACGTTCACGAGCTACCACGACCAAAAAAGTTAGACAAGAACCAGGCACAAGTAGCGACAACTGCACTAACTACTGCATGAATGCCCCAGACTCGTCCACGAGCTTCAGCAAGCTGCCGATGAATCTCGGCAACTTCCTTGCGAAGATCGTCGATTTTGTTTTCCATGCGCCCAAAGTGAGTAACAAGATCGTCAATTCGCTTCTCACTCATAGGAGCCTCACTTCACGACGTAGTTAATCTTGCACGTGTAATTGATGTTGTTGGTATTACTCTGCGTGCCTCGAAACTCAAACTTATCATCGCTCGGACTAGCGCGTACTTGAATCGCTCCGACATTGTCTAGTGCAACACATACACCCACGGCGTCAGCAGGCACTGTGAAATCCGACGGGACTGGTATGGTCGTGCGAAACGAAAAAGGCAATCCTTCGTTGGTCGGATCAACACTCAAAAAAGCCGTCACTTCGACTTGATTTCCAATTCGGAAATATCTGAAAGAATCAGGAAAGATTGTTATAGAGGCGATGTTTGTTGTGTCCGATGTAGTGAGTGGGACATTCAGACGGTAATCAATCGACGTTACTCCAGACTTACCTTCGGCGCGAACTTTGTCATCGTAGATCACCGCTTGTTTCACGAGCGGTTGATACGTGTGAGTCGCGATTATGCAAGGTGTGAGAGCGATGTTTGCTGGCCGGGTTTCTCCCGTAACGTTTTGAAGATCACCGTCCGTTGTGGCCAGTCTCGTGGGTCCTGTCTCAATGGGAGATGGGTTGTATCCAGACATATACTTTAGCACCGACTGAACGGTACTACCATATCCCGGTACGGGGTTGTCTGCGGCGGTCATCAGATAGTACTGAGTGTTATGGTCCCACCCAAATGGGAGTATGTGCTTGTGAGAACTCAGGCTTTGTCCCTGTTTTTGACCAAGCGTTGCAGAGTAGACGACTCCGCTAATTGTTTGCGCGCCAGCGCCTCGAATGAAGATACCGCGAAGATCGGGCAGCGTATTCGAACCGCGTCGTGCGATTAGTGCAGAATACTCAGGTGGTATCGTCCCGCCGTTGGCGTGCAACGTACCAGCGGGACAAGTCGCTTGTTCTGTGTATATGATTGTACCAAGTAAGTCCGCACCTTGCCCAAGGCGCATGACTTGTTCGCTTTCGGTCGGATAGCGATACAGAGTCAGAGAGTGTGGCGTTGTCTCTACGGGATGTGCGCTTGTTGTATAAGCACGCCCAGATGAGTTGTTAACAAACGCTGCAAGTCTGAGTGAGACAGTTCCAGGAGATGTAACAGTAAACTCAAACGTGATTTCGTTTTGGTTGTTTACATGTGCATGCTCATTGACGCGATTAGCATCAAGGCGTAGCATACCGCCGGATTTCTCTGTGATAGTCGCGGTCCCGGAAACTCTAACGATGAAAAAGCAGTGGTTAGCTACCTCTGATCCAGGAGATGATGAGCACATGAATGCCCCCGCGTGAAACTTTGCAATGTATCGTCCAGGGGTTACGTTGAATTTCGCGCCAAAAATATCTGGTGTATCATGCGGTTGAGCCAAGCCTACAAGTTTTCGAGTAGCTGCGCCAAATGCCGTGGCGTGCACTACATCGACAGCCGAGGTTGAGTTAGTTGAAAAGTCTGCGTAACCCTCGAATAACGCCGCACCAACGAAAGTAGCTTGCGCAACAGTCCCAATATTGCGATTAGGGCCAAGGTACCAATCGTCTAACGCAATCAAGGGCTCATCAGCCGCAACAGACTTCAAGCAAGCTTGCACATTGCCAGAGTCAGGAAAAACAAACGAAAGCGAAACCGGAGCAAAAGAATCAGATGAAATGATTGTGCTGCTTGCAAGCACATTTGCACCGTCAGTAACGTAAAGCTCGTGAGTAGCAGTGCCGCTTGGAACTTTTACGCGCACAGAGAGTTCGCCATTTTGGCCTTTGAACATTTCTGGAATTGCAACTGCATCTGAGCAAAGTGTTTGGTCTGCATTGTTTGCGTCCCAAGTTGCGCCTCGCGAATAACCAATATTTGAGCCAGTTGCTTCAGCAAGAATTCCGCCAGAAGCTGTCCACGAAACAAGTCCAGCCTCAAAGCCAGGATTCTTAAGCATGTTTGTGTTGCCGGTCTCGATAAGCCCAGTTGTTGCGCTTGTCTTAGTTGCCTGGTGAAACGGCACCTCGAAGTTAAACGTAGTAGATTTGTTGCTATCGCTTTGGCCCTTGATTGTTGTAGGCGGAAGAGCCGCAAGCGAGAAAGTGCATTGAGCTAAAACAAGCAGAAAACAAAGCAAGTTGCGCATACTCATGTCCTTACGAGCCATTGAATGTAAAGTTCCTGTGTTCCACTTACTGCGGCATAACTAACATCAGCGCCGATCATGACTGTTTCTGAGCGGCCAGGCTCAAGCAGAAAGCCGCTTGTGCTGGATGCTGTGCCACCTACTTTGAAGCGAACATTATCGGAATTCGTGCTTGGCGCTTGAATCACAAAGCCAATTGCTCCAGCAGGAGCAGTGAAGCTACTGCCAGAACTGTCCACAGCAGTGTCTTCATCGAATACGCCAGAACTTGCTGGACCAACTTTCGCAGCAAGAGCTTGAAGATCTTCAGCAATTACCTGAAAAATTGTCTCACTAGATGAGCCGCCACTAACCTTAACATCCATGTCTTGGTCTCCAAGCGCATCTTGCGCTAGAGCTTACTTGCGAGCGCGCCGCTGAGCTTTCACAGTTGCTGCTTCACTCGCAAAGTCTTGTGTTGAGTTTACGCTCTTATGATTCGCGATTCTGCGAGGCACTCCTGCTGGCTCCACAGTTGGAGTAATAATGGGCTGACTCCAGCTAAAGAGACGAGGCTCAGGCTTAGGTTCACGGGATTTCTCCTTTGCCTCCCGAATCTCTCTTGTCCAGCCCTTGTTCGGTAACTTGTTCGGATCCTTGGCCAACAGCTTCTCCTCGTTTGCCGACGCGAAAATCTGTGCCCACATGGGCTTGCAAAAAAGCATCAACAGTTGCGCGAGCATAGTCCAGAGCCTTTGGATTTGTAGACTCGCCCAAGCGAGCCTCAATTTCGCGATAACGAGCATCAAGTTCTTCGGCAGCTCTACGCAGCTCTAGTGCAATTTCGCCCTGATGCTGAATCTGCTGTGTGGATTTTCCAGCTGCCTGGTCAGCAATATAGAAAGCGGCATCTAGGCGCAAACGCGGCGGCATTGCAGGATTTTCCATAATCGCAAAGATAGTGTCGATAGCAGAAGCATAGCCGACAGAGAAAGGAGATTTATCAGCAATTTTCGCCGCTTGCTCTACAGCGCGTCTTCGTAGACTAGTCCGCACAGTGAGCGGTGGAGTTGCAGACTGCCAGAGTTTTTCGCTGATTTCTGCTGGCTTAGGCAGACCAAGCTTCTGCATCTCGCGCAAGTCGTCCAGCGTGTAGCCGCTAGCAGCTAGCTCGTCTTCGCTTTCTAGTGACTCGCCAATCGTATCATGGCTCTCTGCATCGTCCAGCATGATAATAGCGCTAGAGAGCCAGAAAGCTGCTTGTCAAGGCGCAGAATAGCGAGACTGCAGGACTGCTAGTGCTGCTTTAGCTAGTGCTGCTTTAGTCCGTGCCGCTTCGCGACGCTCACGCGCCGCTCGCGTCACTAGTAGAGAGGGAGCGTGCAAATTAGCTGCAGTGGCGGGAGTTTGGCTGCAGCGCGTCAAAAACTTTTTTGGCATAAAGTTGGGGAAAGGCCAGGAGAGCATAAGCGTATTCGCGGCACACGGTGGGCCTGGGTACCCACCGGGTTGGCTCTATAGCGCGGCTTGTGTGGGGCCTGTAGGGTAGTAGCGGCCCCTCTGCACTGCGCCCGCTAGAGGGGCGATAAACGAATTACAGACACGAACCAGAACTCATTCCCGGGCGCCGGTCCCTGCACAAACCATGACGCAACCGCTTCTGTAACATAACACTACTTATCTACGATTTTTTGCAGCCACTGACTAGCGCGGTCGTGTCGCGCTGCTTCTTTAATTAATCTAGGGCCAGCATAATGCAGCGGCGCAGCAATGTCAACTGATTTCTGTTAATATAGCCATGTAGTTTTTTCAGTTTTTTCAGTTTTTTTCTAGAAAATGAACCCTATATATCGTCAGTCGTTTCAGCGACTGACGCAACGTTACACAATTTTCTCACCCTCTCTAACCCCTTGATTTAATTAGCTAATTTTAATTTCTATATGCATCGCGTCAAAATGATTTTTCGCGTATAGCATAATCTAACTTAGCGGAATCATTGCAGAATTAGTTTTCATTAGTTTTTTTTCCGGGCACTGCGTCAAAAATGAAAAAATGACCTGATATATATAGCAAAAAACCGGTGTTTGACTAGCAGACTGATAGACTGACGTGACAGAAGGGCCTCGCAAGCTATCGAAATCACTAGATTATTTAACTGCCCAAAAAATGAACAACATAATGCGTTATTATTGATGCATCACGGCTAGCCTAATGATGCACGGCGCATTACCTCAATGGTCTGCAATTTGTGCACAACTGACTAGAAGTTTTTCAGTGTTTTTCGTGTTTCTCGGCGCCCAAACTGAATTAACTAACAGAACAGACTAAACTGAGCTTGGCACGGGTTATGCTAATACTGTTTAGCAGAAAGCGCGTGCTGAACAGAGCACGCTAACCAAAAATAGGAGCATAAAATGATGAAAAACTCAGTATCAGTCTGTCAATTGGTTGAGGAATTTGCCGAGCAATTCTGCGACATTATGAGCGTCACGCGTGATGAGAACGAATCGCGGATAGCATGGTTTTTTGAGAATAATTACAACGGTTCTCAGTTTGTAATCATCTATGATCACTCGAACTCACTCCATCACCGTGACGGTATCCATATCGATCTACCAATAGATATTGATTCACTGAATTATGTCGTTGATTGCGCTTTGCGTCAGGGAGTTTCGATGATTTATGTCCATAACCAATCGTCATTAGTGAGGTGAAACATGAAAATCAAGCAAAACATGAGCTTAGAGCTGTTAGCTGAGGCCATGGGCCCTGATGCAACGATAGAGGACGCGCAAGTGATGCGTGAATTGCTCATCGAGCAATTCGACGGTCTCGATACACAGGACATCCCAGAAAACGAGTGGCTGAAACTGATTGATGAGATTGCGAAGCAGTAATGAGCTCCCCGCAATCGCGAGGATGACGAGAAACAAAAAAT